TCTACACGACAGCGCTGAATGACACGCAGGTTGCGGCGCTGTCGGCACAACTTGGGCAATACTGACAAGGAGGTGGAAAACATGGCAAAGATTAAAACCTTGAAGCAGGGCGGAGAAGAGCTGTTCCCGCGGACGCACGTCAAGGCGGTAATGAGGGCGAACGGCATGACGCTGGAAACGTATCTGGGGTTGCTGGAATCCCGCTTAGCCGCGCTGGAAGCGGGCGGCATTACGGTCACGACCGCCGACCAGCTTGTTTCTGCTGTCACGCTGGATTCGTGGAAGTTCAACCTGATTGCCACAACCGCGAACGCGGCGTACACCTCGACCGCGGAAGCGGCTGCTTCCTACGATGACGCAAGCTGGCGGACGGTCAGCGTGCCGCACGACTGGTCTATTGCGCTGGACTTCAATTCGTCCAGTCCGGCGACGTATGAGGGCGGGTATCTGGATGGCGGCGACGCTTGGTATCGCACGACCGTCAGCGTGGACAAGCAGAACGGGCGGCGGTATGTGCTGTGCTTTGACGGCGTGTACATGGAATCGACCGTGTACGTCAACGGGCAGCAGGTACACAAGAACTATTACGGCTACAATCCGTTCGCGGTGGATGCGACGGAACAGATGGTCAGCGGCGTGAACACGATTGCGGTGTTCGTGCGCAATGAGCAGCCGTCGTCGCGCTGGTATTCCGGCAGCGGAATGATTCGCCCGGTGGAGCTGGTAACGCTGCTGGATGACCAGATTCGCATGGAGAACATTCGCGTAACGACCCCGAAGCTGGACAGTGACCTGACCAACGGCGAAACGGTTGTTGCGTTCGACGCGGTGAACAAGACAGGTGCGGAAGCATCGGCGACGTTCACGGTAGATTTGTACGACCCGGACGGCGCGAAAGTCGGCACGGCGGATGCGTCGGCGGTGATTGCGGCAGGAGAAACGCAGAACGTCAGCGCGACGGTAGCGTACCGCAGCCCGAAGCTATGGCACATCAGCGACGCGCAGCAGCGGGATTCAATCGCGAACGGGAAAAGCGCATCGGTATCGGGCAATCCGCTGACGTGCGAGAACGCGCTGGCGGGGAAACCGCTGGGGGCGCTGCATGTCTGGGGCAAAAGCACGCAGAACGGCGTGCCGACCCCGACCGCGCCCGTGCCGATTGTCAGCGCGGGTGACGGCGGAACGGTGGCGGTCACGGTGTCGGACGGCGCGAACGAATCGCAGACGCTGACGCTGCAAACGCCGAACGCACTGCCGGGCATCCCGGTCACATCCGGCGGGAACTACACGGACGAAAGCGGACAGCAGTGGGTCTGCGATGAGGTGGATTTGGCACGCGGGGTGTATGTGCAGCGCGTCACCAAAATCAAGGTGTTATCATCCCTCGCTTGGCAGACAACGGGAATCGCGGTAGACCGTTACTTTGCGTGGTTCAGCGGCATTTACACGTCCAACGTGCTCTGCACGCACTTTTCCACCGCTCTTGGCTCTGAAACGGTCGGCGGGGCGATTGCCAATCAGAATAACCTTGTCGGCTTTGCATTCGCCGAAAAAGGCACGACGACCCTCGATGACTTTAAGCAGTTTTTGGACGAGAATGACGTTTTTATTTGGGCTGCGCTTGCTACACCGGTGGAAACCGCCCTTTCCGCCGCTGAAATCAGCGCGTACAAGGCGCTGACCACCTATGCCCCGACGACCGTCATCACGGCAGGCGGCGGTGCGTGGCTGGCGGCAAGCTATCAGCAGAGCATTCTACCCAGCAATGCGCCGACTGCGCTTTTGACGGCTTCCCCGGCGAACCTCTACGAAGCCCAAATCAGCGCGAAAGTCGGCAATCGGGTTCAGCGGTCAAAGCGCGTGACCTACGGCTACCGCAGCATCCGATTCGACAAGGACACGGGCTTCTATCTCAACGGCATCCACACGAAGCTCAAAGGCGTGTGCGTCCACCACGACGGCGGGTGCATCGGCGCGGCGGAGAACCGCAGCGCCATTGAGCGGCAGGTGGACATCCTGACCAGCATGGGCTGCAACGCGATTCGCCTGACGCACAACCCGTTCGGCGCGGAATACCTCGACGTATGCCAGCGCAAGGGCGTGCTGCTGGTGGAAGAGCTATTCGACTGCTGGACGAAGAGCAAGAAGCAGAAGGATTTCGGGCGATATTTCGCCGACCACTACGCCGAAGTCGTGACCAGCGCGATTCGCCGCGACTGGAACAATCCGGCGGTCATCATGTGGTCGCTGGGCAACGAAGTGCGCACGAATTTGACGCTCGGCGACTATTCATCCAGCGAGATTGTGAACGTCTGCACGATGGTGAACAGCGCAGTGAAAGCCCTCGACAGCACCCGCCCAACGACGATGGGCAACAACGCCCCCGGCGGCAATCTATCTGCGCTGATGGCTATTGTTGATGTCGTTGGCATCAACTACAACGGCAACAACCAGACCTACCAGACCGACCGCCCGATTTACGGCAGCGAAACGACCTCGGCGCTTTCCAGCCGCGGTGTATATGCGACAGACAGCGCGAACATGGCGTATCCGTCCTACGACAACAAGGCGGTTTCGTGGGGCAACACGGCGGCAGAAACGGTGAACGCCTACTTAAGCAGCGCTCGTTCCTGCGGGCATTTCGTCTGGACGGGCTTTGACTACCTCGGCGAACCGACCGAATGGAACAAATACCCGGCGAAATCCAGCTATTTCGGCATCGTGGACACCTGCGGTTTCCCGAAGGACATCTACTTCATGTACCAGTCCATGTGGGACAGCCGCCCGATGATTCACATGCTGCCGCACTGGACGCACGAATCCGGCAATATCGACGTATGGCTGTACTCGAACTGCGCGTCCGTCGAGTTATTCTTGAACGGTACATCGCTGGGCAAGAAGGCGCTTTCGCAGCGCGGGACGAAGAATCAGTACGCCTACACGGTGGCTTACGCGGCGGGAACGCTGGTTGCGAATGGTTACGACGCTTCCGGCAACCTGATTGCGCAGGACATTCAATACACGGCGGGAACGCCCGCGAAACTGGCGCTTTCCAGCGACAAGACAGCGGTCGCCGTCGCGTCGGATGATTTGGTCTACATCACCTGCGACGTACTGGACAAGAACGGCACGCTCTGCCCGAATGCTGACAACAGCGTGGTCTTTACGGTCGTGGGCGGAACGATTATCGGCACAGACAACGGTCACGGCGCGAATGTGGAGAAGCTCTCCGGCAGCCGTCACAGCGCGTTCAGCGGCAAGTGCCTTTGCGTGGTGAAGCACGACGGGGCTTCCGGCGCAATGAAGATTACGGCGACGGCGAACGGCTTGACGGCGGGGACAATCAGCGTGACGAAGGGCGACACCACCACCAAGGCAACTGCTCCGGCAGCGTCTTTTGTGGACGCGACGAATCCGCCGATGCGGGACGTGAGCGAACCGGCAGAAGCCGCGCCGACGATTTCCGCCATCAGCGCGGACAAAACGACGGCGGCGCTGAACGAGGAAATCACCTTCACCCTGACCGTCAAAAACACGACGAGCATTCGCGTGTACATTGACGGCAGCGTGAACCGCTACATTTACGACGTAACGGACGGGACGATGACCTACAAGCTGTCCTTCACGGACGCGGGCAGCGGCACGCGCACGGTTGCGTTTGAGCCTTGCAGGGGCGACGTGGTGGGCGCGAAAACGGCGGAAACGGTGATTACGCTGGCGGCGAACAGCTGATGCTATTAAGGCAATACCGCACAAATGAGTTGGTGCGATGGCGAATGCATTTTTTGTCAGATGCGATTGCAGAAATCGAAGGTTTACTGGAGGTAAATCGAGATTTCTGCAAGAAGCAGATGGCAGAAAAGGCATCGCCAGCGCTGCCGACGAATTGTGCGGTAGTGCCTTAACCCAATCGAAAAGGGAGCAGCTCATGCGGGCTGCTCCCCCTTTTCTTTGATTTCGATTTCTGGTATAATGACTTACGCCAGATGCCGCGCAAGCACATTCTGCACCAGCGCGCCGTCTGCCTTGCCCTTCACGCGCGGCATGAGCGTTTTCATGATAAGCCCCTTCTGCTTCGCGGTCGGCGCATCCAGCCCCAGTTCCGCCAGCACAGCGGTCACTTCCGCCTCCACCTCGTCCTCGGACATCATCTTCGGCGCGAACTCCTGATATACCTTCATGCGCAGCGTGTTTTCCGCGATAATATCCTCACGGCCGTTCGCCTGCTCAATGGATTCCTGACACTGCTTGATTTCGCGCAGGACGACGGCGTTCTCTTCGTCCTCCGTGAGGTCGGCGCGCTTGTCAATCGCCTTGTTTTTCAGCGCGGACAGCAGCAGTGACAGCGCTTCCTTGCGCTCCTTGTCGTGATCCTTCATTGCCTGCATCATCGCGGCGCGGACGGTTTCGATTCGAGACATATTCCTCATCCTTTCCTGATGGATTTCAGGCATATTGTACACCCCTTTGACCTATTTGTCCAGCATATCAAGGAGGATTTTGCGATGCTTTCCAAGCGCGAAAAGCTGTTTGCCGCCGTTTCTGACCTGCACGGGCTGATTTGCCCCGTCTGCCGCCGTCTGCTTTCCCGGCAGGGCGACAACCTGATTTGCGCGGGCGGTCACGCCATAAATGTGAACCGGCGCGGGTGCGTTAATCTGCTTTCGGCGCAGGCGGATACATTCTATGACGCGGCGCTGTTTGCCGCCCGTGAGCGCGTGTTCGCGGCGGGGTGCTATCAGCCGGTCGCGGACGCCATCGACGCGCTGCTGCCGGATGCGCCACAAAAGCTGCTTGACGCGGGCTGCGGCGAAGGCTGGTACCTGAATGCTCTGCTGACGCGCCGAACGGACAGCATCGGCGCGGGCATCGACATCAGTCGGGACGCGATTCTGCAAGCAACCAACCAGCCCTGCCAAGCCGTCTGGTGCGTGGGAGATTTGCGCCGCCTTCCTTTTGCGGACGGCACGTTTTCCGCCGTGCTGGATGTGCTGACCCCCGCGAATTACGACGAGTTCCGCCGCGTACTATCCCCGGACGGCGTGCTGGTGAAGGTCTATCCGGGGCAGAACTATTTGCGGGAGATTCGCGCGGCGCGGGGCATGTCCGCCTACGAGGAAGGGCAGGTGGATGCGTACCTGCGGGAGAAGGCACAGTTGGTAAAATCGGTGCGGGTACATGAGACACTGCCCGTTTCGCCGGAATTATGGGGCGATTTCGTGCGCATGACGCCGCTGAATCACGACTTGTCGGCAGCGGAAAAGGATGCGCTGGCGCAAAAAGCAGATGCGCATGTGACGGTGGATTTGCACGTTGCGCTGTGCAGATTCAGATAAAGAAACGGCAGCCTTCCCGCGATTTGGGGAGAGCTGCCGTTTTGATTATTTCCGCTTCCACGCAACGAGCGTCAGTTCAGGGCCAACATAAGTGCCAATCAGGCACCCGATTTTGACGCAGCGGATATCCTGAATGCCGAGATTCGCCGCTTCAATCTGCGACTTGATGAGCGCAACCGTCTCCGGGCAGTCCGCACCGCCGATATAGACCGGAACGTCCGGATCGGGCGGACACTCCTTCAGCTGCTCGATGTACCACGCGCGCCCCTTCGCCATTCCGTGCACCATGCCCGCCTTGCTGACGATGCCGTCCTCAATCTTCAGCGTCGGCTTGATGCTCAGGCGGTTGCCCAGCTTGCCCACCAAAGGCGAAAGACGTCCGCCCATGACGAGATATTTGAGGTCAGCCGCCATGCCGATGATTTTGTAGTGCGCCATCACATCGCGCAGCTTCGCCAGCATGGTCGGCATGTCGCTGACACCCTCGCGGCGATAGCGCAGCGCCTGATCGACGAGCATATACTCCGCGCACGTCGCGTTGAGCGAATCCAGCACCGTCACGCGCGCCGGGTCGTGGCACGCCTCCCGCGCAATGCACGCCGACTGGTAGCACCCGGACAGCTTCGACGAGCCGGTTATCACCAGCACTTCGTCCTCCGGATTCTCCAGCAGACGGTTGAAGCACTTGCGGTAATGTTCCACCGGCACCTGGCTGGTCTTGGGCAGTTCCTTGGCGACCCGCAGGCGCGCATAAAAATCATCCTGCGTCAGGGATACGCCGTCATCCCAGTATTCCTCCATGCCGAAGCGAATCGGCAGCGGCATCACGATGAGATCAGCGGCCTTGGCTTCCTCCTGCGTAAAATCGGACATGGATTCGGTGACGATGCGAATCATGCTTTCCTCCCATAATGCGGCAAAATGCCGGGAATATCAACAAATACGAAGCATAGCATAAAACCTTGACCGTGTCAAGCATTCAGCAGAAAGATAAACGAGCGTTGAAAATTCATTTTCTCTCCGCGGCCCGCAAATGTAAAAACAGCGCCCTTTGCTTGCAATATCCGCCGAAAACGGGTATACTGATGGAGGAATCAACAAAGAGGAGGCGCAGTATGCAGCCGCGGCAAATGATTCAAAGGCTGATGAACAATATCAGCACCGTTATCGTGGGCAAGCAGGAAGTTATCGAATATGCGCTGATTGCGCTGTTGTGCCGGGGGCATGTGCTGATTGAGGACGTGCCGGGCGTGGGCAAGACGACGCTCGCCAGCGCCCTGGCGAAATCGCTGGACTGCACGTTCCGGCGCATTCAGTTCACCCCCGACCTGATGCCCTCCGACGTGACAGGCTACACGCTGGTCAACTTCAAGACCGGCGAAACGGAATACCGCGAAGGCTCGGTGATGAGTCAGGTGGTGCTGGCGGACGAAATCAACCGCACCAGCCCGAAAACGCAGTCCGCCCTGCTGGAAGTGATGGAAGAGCAGCAGGTGACGGTGGATGGCGTGACGCACCCCGTGCCGCAGCCCTTTATCGTGCTGGCGACGCAGAATCCGGGCGAATTTGTGGGCACCTATCCCCTGCCGGAAGCGCAGATGGATCGCTTTTTCCTGCGCCTGTCCATCGGCTACCCGACGATTGAGCAGGAGATGGACGTGCTGGAACGCTATTCTGGCGTGGTGAAGCCGATGGCGACGCTTTCTCCCGTCTGCTCGGCGGCGGATGTTATCGCCATGCAGGAAATGGTCACGCAGATTTACTGCTCGCCGGAGGTTCGCTCGTATGTGGCGACCATCGCCGCCGCCACCCGTCAGGATGCCGCCTTGCAGCTGGGCGCATCCACCCGCGCCGCCATTGCCCTCATCCACGGGGCCCGCATCAAGCTGGAAAGTCAGGTGGACGTCGGCACGACCATCACGGTCACCTTCCCCACGGCATCCTGATTTTTCAAGCACCCAGAAATACAACGTCTGCCTGCAGCTGCGGGCAGGCGTTTTTTGTTGGGTCAAACCCGT